CATATTATTTTTTGGTTATGGTGTGGTTACTTGCGAAGGGAAACTTCTTCTTCAGTTAAAGTGTCATCTAAATCGGGGTCAATATCTAAATCATGTGACCCTACTTTGCTTTGGATAAGTTTAGGTTTGTCACCAGCATAAAAGGTATTGTCTTCCGCATCGGACGCATACTCTTGCAAAGCCTTAAATACGGCAACTACGCTGGCGTGATCACTCTTGACCAGATCCTCATAGATTGCTGTTTTAAGTTCGCTGTAGCGTTTGTCGTTAATGATTGCGGCGGCAAGGTTTACTACGTTTATATCAGCCATTTTCTTGTCCTATTTGCGGGTTGCTTTGGGTTACTGCCTCTTGACCTTGGATAGCTTGTTGTTGAGCCATCATGTCTTGGGCATTCATTTGTTCATTGTTACTAATCGTTTGTTCATGCTGATCCTGCATAATTGCGGTATCATGTGCCGCTTTTGCGCGACGAATCTGAATCTCGTTTGCGGCTCTTGCTCTTTTGGTAGCAAGATCAGTTGCTACCCTTTCCATTGCATTGGAGTTATGCAGTTGGGCTTTTTGAGCCATTGCCGCCAATCTGATGTCTTCCTTCTTTTGGAGGAAGTTTGCTTGGATAGATTCTTTAGCAATCAATGCCTGTAGCTTGATGTCATCTGGGCTTTGGGCTTGACCTTGACCCTGTTGTTGCTGACGAGCCTTTTCAAGCTGTGCAAGTTGGCTACCAAGTTCATCGGTTCCACGCTGAAGCTGTTGCATCTGCATACCAAATTCTTTTGCCACTTCTTTCTTGGTTGGATCTTTCTGAATAAATCCGAGGTGGGCAACCATATGCGGCCCTTTGAATCGCATGAGACAGGCGTAGATGTCGCGGATAAGTTCAATAGCCTCATCGGGTAGTGCTTGAGCTTCCTGCCCACGGGAGGGAGCTTGCGGATTAACTCCACCCGATTGGAGGGCTTGTTGTGCCTCTTGCATAGAAACCATTGCATCTTGGATATGTCCTTTGAAATGCTCGACATGGTTTTGATCGGGGTAAACTCGGAAGTTCGCAGGATTGCCCTTGGGGTCAGTCATACCAATGTTTTCCATTGAGATGATTCCCTGTTCATCTGGAATATCAACCTTGGTTTGTTTGACGTATCGGTTGACATTCTGGCGACCATTAAGAGCCGCAATAGCATCAGCGATAGCATTGGCTTGCCCCTCATTCATTGGAGTCATGCCCGTGAGTGATACGGTTTGCTGTGCCGCCATCAGTTTGTAAGATGGACTTCCAGAACCAGAAAGCATATTGCTCTCCAAGTTTTCAATGTTTTCCCATTTCCAAGCCTCTTTTGGAACTCCATTTTCTTCCATGAAATCCACAAACTTTTGTTTGAGCCTGTATCCATTTCCACCCTTGGTTGTATTGCTCATCCTCTTGTAGAGCATACGAAGCCATCGGGTTTGATTGTCATTAAATCGGCGAATTTGTGTTCCTTGGAGCTTTGCAGATTCAGCGGCATCAAGTTCAGCCTCTCCCTTTGTCCTTTGTTTGCCACCTTTAGTCGATTGGCTAATGTTATATGCACCAATTCCTCGGTACATATCGGCTTGATAGAATTGGATTCCAGCTAGGACTTCTTGGAAAGGAATATTGACTGATACCTGTTGAGGTTCAACGTCTTGTGGAAGAACCATCCAAGGCATCCACTCCATTTGCTTTAGCTTTTTAGTAGCTTCAGCAGATCCACCCTTGAACATGAGGCGTGTATTCCAATCAACAGAATCCATGAAACGATTCATGTGGATGTCATAAGCACGACATTGGATAAAGATAGATTCAGCAAGACCTTGGATTTCGTGCCAGATACCAGATCCCGTGGAATCGCACATTGGGGCAATGATGTCATCCCATCCATCTCCACCCTTTTCAACCCAATCTTTGCGATAATAAAGGAATCCTGTCTGGTCACGGTATTCCTCCTCGGTCAGATCCTTGCGTCCGTTTTCTTTGTAACCAAGGACAAGACCTCCATAATTTTGCAGTAGGAGCATCTTGGAAATGCTTCCGTTAAACTCCATGATATAAAGCTCATACAATTCGATGCGTAGAGTATAAAGACGTGAAAGGTTTAAGTTGCCACTAGCAACATCACGCAACCATTCCGTGTTGGTATAAGTATTGCGGTAATTGGTGGTGAACATTCGCAAGGCATCAACGCAAGCCCAGAAGTTCCAACCCATTTCTGTAGCATACGCTCTTGCCTTTTCTGGATCTTCTTCACCGCCAGTAATCTTCAACCAAAACTCAAGCGGAGTATAAGAACGTTTAATGCAAAGCTCTCCAAGGTTTGTAAGATCGGCAAAGGTCTTGTCTGGTATAAGAACATTGGAATTATGGAAGCTCTTGGTAGGCCATCCGTCACGATCCTCGGCAATTTCAAATCCCTTTCCAAACAGGGTCATCTCCTCAACATCTAGTTCAACATTGTAGTTGTAGCTGTTCCACGCACGAAGCATTCGATCAAATCCAACACCAATAAGATCACTCCATTCTTTTTTCTCGGTAGGATTTCCTAACTTTGTGGTAATGGTTGCGGCAGTATTACGCTCCATCACCATGTCCATAAAGCTGGACTTCTGATTGTCCACAATAAACTTCATCTGACGGAATGGAACATTGCTCATTCCCGAAAGCTGTCGGGACGCAACTTGGCTATAATCAGTAGGGGGGAAACCTTTATAGCACTTATAGATGCGTCCCCATTTGCGCTCACGACCAGCGTTATCTAAACGCAAATTCCAACAAATTGTAAAAGCATCATTGGCAGTCTGGACACGGCTAGTAGGGGCAACGCCATTAGAATTAATGGTATTGAATCCCCAAGAGGAGACTCCTTCACGATTAACAATCTTTTTTGTTTTTGCCATTTTAATTGTCTATTCTTTTGCGCCATCCACGAAACTCTTTGTTTTTAAAAGTTTTGATGGCATGACAATTTGAACACCTTACTACACATTTTGATACCTCTTCAAGAGCTAAATCCCAGTTTCTAAAATCACAAATTTGCCTTACTTTTTTTCCTGTCACATGATCAAAGTGCAATGCTACAGCGTGTTCTTTGTATCCACAATCAATGCATCCTTTAGAAAGTTTGAAAGCATTTGCCTTTTCTTGAAAGGTTTTCCTGTATTTGGTTGATAAAGAACGATGGGTTGCTTTGTTTTTTTGATACCAACGTGCATTTTTTTCCTTAAACAACTCTTTGTTATTTTGATACCTGACCCTTCGGTTAAAATTATACCGATCCTTTTTCTCTTGGGTAATCATCCAATTGCTTTATTCATTGCCTCACGGCGTTTTTGACAGGAAGGGCAATTCTTTGCCCTCTTCTCCAATTGAGCATTAATGCCAAATGTAGAAGCTACCTTATCACCAAGATGTGCAAATTTGTGGATTACATTGGCAACGGCATCACCAGCTTCTTGCCAGCAATATTGCCCCGGAATCCTTTGACAAATTTGTTGCTCAATAAGGTATTCTAAATTTTCGGGAATGGCGACATTTTTATTTGCCATGTCAGATTTCACTTTTTGGAGAAATTGTTTTCCAAATGTGAGATCCATTCCATTAACACGATAAGTATTACCTTGATCGTCGCTATATTGATACCAAAGTCCAGTTGGGATAGGGCCGTTGCGATCTTTTAATCTCATGGTTGAACCTCTTTCTTGCCTTTCTTATATAAACTTGTCAATATTTTTATACATGGAATACAACGGATTGAGTCTGCAACCACCACAGGACACAACATATGGGCTTTCTTTTTTGGAAAGTGTTCCACAATTTATTCGTGAACTAACGGCATATCGTTTGACTCGTGGAGAATTTGGCAGGAGAGAAAGAATAAAAAGGAAAATCAAATTAGATGATTGTGACTTAAAAAGCCCTGCACAGCACATGATCAATTGCTTCCAATTGATTTATGGCAATGATGTTTTGCTCCATTCTCAAGGGATACCAAATAATTATGCACTAGATATCATAGATTTGTTCTGCAACGAGAACGATTGGGGTATTGCAGGGTGTGCTAGTAGCGGAAAAACCTTTTCGGTTGCGGCTTGTATCGTGATTGATTGGCTATGCGCCCCAGATTGCACTTCAACTTACGTTGCTTCTACCTCTTTGGATGCTTCTGAAGACCGATTGTGGGGTAAAGTATGTACCCTTTATCGTATCGCAATGCGTAATTTACAGGCTAAATACGGCAAAGATACTTCTATTGGCAACCTTGTAGAGTACCGCAGGATGATTGTTTTTGAGTCAATTGATACCCGTGATGCTGAAAGAGACTACACAAATGCTATAAAAGCCTTGGCCTTTCCCCGTGGAGGCGAGGGTAAGCGGTCAGTAGAGAACACAAGGGGTCGTAAGAACGCTAGGATGCGTCTATTTCTTGATGAGTTGGCTGAAATGGATCTGTATGCCCTTGATACTCGCGTGAACCTTGGAGCCAATCCTGACTTCATATTTGGAGGTATGGCAAATCCTTCCAATACTTCCAACAATCCCCATACAGAGTTGTGCCAGCCAGACGATCCTATGGAATGGGATGCTGTAAACCGCTATACTCATAAATGGAAAACCCGAACAGGGGTTGCCTTGCACCTCTCTGGAGAAGAAAGCCCTAATTTTAAGTTACCAGATGCCGAAATACCTCCATTTGATAGGTTTCTTACAATCCAAGGAGAGGCGGCTACCCTAAAGCGGTGTTATGGTAATAAGAATGCCCTAGAATACTGGCGAAATGTGTATGGATGGTGGCCCGATTCCTCTGTAGAACTCACAATTTTCTCAAAACAGTTCATCCAAGCCTGCGATATTGCTTGGGAACCCACTTGGAGCGATAGAACCAAGGTTGTTTGCGGCTTTGACCCTGCTTTTACTGCTGGTGGAGATAGATGTGCCGCTACATTTTGCCGATATGGGCCGAATGATACTGGTAGAAGGGTTGGTTTTTACCTTGGCACAAGAGAATATAGCTCATCTGTGGGCGATGTTTTTGAAGAAAGCATTGCAATGCAGTTGGTTAAGGATTGTTTGGAGTATGGAGTCCACCCAAGAGACTTTGGATTGGATATATCTGGTGATGGCGGCAAGATGATGAGGGCAATCATCATCGAATGGAGTAAATTCCATCCAGAGGCTATGTTTGTATTCCCTATCTCTTCTATGGGAATGCCGACTGAACGAAAAATCAGCAATATTGATAAACGTACTTGCAAGGAAGCCTATGATCGTTTGGTTACGGAGTACTGGTTTGCAGTCCATACGGCTATGTCAACAAGAAGTTTAGTTGGAATTGATGTGGAAAAACACAGCTTAATGGTAAACGAACTTTGCAGTAGGCTTTATACACATAAGGGCAGGAAGGTTGCCGTTGAAAAGAAGCTGGATATGAAACAGCGCATCAAGAAGTCACCCGATTTGGCTGACTCTTTAACCTATGCCGTGCAGATGCTCCGCAAGGCGGGACTAGAGTTTACTTTTGAGGAAGAAACGGAATCCTTGGATATTCTAGAGATCCGTGATTGGGAGGAGAAATTGGTTTATGCTGAAAAAGGTGTGGGGAATGAAGTAGAGGATGAACAAGATTGGGGGTATGGCGGTAGCGGTGTTGATCCCGATGGATTTTGATGCTTGACAATGATGGAGGTTAATGAAAATTTCAATCATCTCAAGATTGAGGCCAAGCATGAATGCGTCCCATGTAGGCCAAGAAAACGGCGGTAGCGAACCAAAACGCTATCCCCGTCTGCTAGGAGAAAAATGTTCTGCCTTCGGCTATTGTTGAGGGTAGCGATTTTTCGCCAGCAAATCTTTTCTGGGGGGTAGGGGGGTTTGTTGGACTTTTTAGCCATGGGTGTATTTCAGCATGGCAACTAGAGCAAAGACTGACGATATTCTTCTTTTGGTTTAATCCACCATGTTTAAGCTGAATGATGTGATGACGGCAATGAGCCTGACCAAGACAAACAAAACACTTGGTGTTTATTTTTAACTCTACTCTGTGAAGTGTTTTTTTGATCTGGTTAAATTGTGTTCGTTTTTTCGATGGATCAGTTTTCCAACCAATAACGATTTTTGCGTAGTCGATTAAAACATAAAGTCTTTCTTCTTTGCTTTTTAAACCGCCATTAAAGTTTCCCTTCAATGCTTCCCTTTTGATTTTGTTTGGCCCTTTGACAGATTTATCTTCAAGGAAATATTTCCAAAACTTTATCAACAATTTTTTGTGCAAACATTGAGCTTGCGATCCATTATCACAATGGAATACATTTACATCAGCTTCATTCATAGACGCATTATGGTTGAGGTTAAAAGCTGGTTGAGAACGCAATTCTCGCCAGCTTTGTTTTTTATAACAGAAAGTTAGAATTGACGCAACTCTTAACCACAAGCATACTTTTAACAATATGGCTAGGTTCAGCACACAAGATTTCCGAAACGGTTCAATGATTCCTTCTGTCCTTCACAAAAGGACTGATTCATCTGTTTCTAGCCTTATAAAAAGTACACATTCTGGTATAGCACCAAACCATACCTCTGGTGAGTTATACAAAAGGAAGCCACAATTTGTGATGTGCCCTCCAAAATATCTTTCTACACGCATACCCAACAATGTTTTCATGCGTAGCCAAAAGGTTGATACCGAAAGGGCAATGCGTCAGTATGATAGGATAAAAAGATTGATGACGGCACTCGATGTGGCTGTTTTGGAAATACCTCCAATCAAAGGCGCACAAGATCAACACTATACTGCAAACATTGGAATATCGCTTAATCCTTTTATAGTTCTTGCAAAGATGAGTGCCGCAGGGAGAACTATAGAAGAAGCTCCTGCCAAGAAGTTTTTTGAAAGAAGAGGATATACAGTTGTTCAACCCCCCCATGCTTTTGAAGGAGAAGCTGATCTTAAAAAATGGAAAGATGGTGTTTATTTTGGTGGTCATGGAAAGTTCTCTGATTGGAAAGCCCATGAATGGATTTCCAAAAAAGCAGGGGTTGAGATTATACCCATCCGTGAAATTTCAGACTCCCTGTATCACCTTGACTGTTCTCTTTTCGTGATTGATGAAAAAAACTTCATGGTATGCAGGGGTGGCATGGACAAGGAATCGTTCAAGCGTCTTGAGAAAGTAGCCAACATTATTGAGGTTCCAAATGATGTTATGTCCACGGGTGCTACAAATTGTGTTAAAATTCCCGGCAACAAGAAGATTATCCTTTCTGGCATGTTCTTCCCAGAGGAAAAAAAGTACCAAAAAAGTATGGAATGGATGTTGACCACAATGGATAAACTAGGTTATTCCATTGTTTTCTGTGACATTGATGAAGCAGATAAATCTGGTGCAGACATATCCTGTATAGTCATGCATTTAGATTTTTAACACCAACAACAAAAATTATGGCTATTATCGTTTCCGAAAATTCAAACAACAACAATGCTGTTCTTGATCAAAGTAATATTTCTGATTTGATCACCGCACTTTCATCAGTAATTGATATTCCTGCTGGAACAGCTTGGGATCAAGTTTCTCAAATTGAGATTTTTATCCAAGACAATACTCAAGGTTCTATTCTTATCCAAACCAGAGTTTAATTGTTTTTAATGAAACCCTTCAAAATCATAGGGGGGTTAGCGGCTTATCTGATGGGATGTTGCCCTTTTTGCTGGAATGAATTAAGGGCTTGCAATACCCAACCATGCATCGTATGCAACGTAGCGGGTCACTTCCGTCCTCCTCGGATTTGGAATAGATTCATCAAAGCAAAAACGTAATCCTAAATACTATGCCAACCAAAAAAAGCGGTATCCATATCAAGGAAAGTCACAAGGGTCGTTTCACCGCGATCAAGAAAAAGACAGGCAAAACCACAACCGAGCTAAAGCATTCCAAGTCTCCTGCTGTGCGAAAGATGGCAACCTTTGCCGCCAATGCCGCAAAGTGGAAGCACACAGGCCGTAAGAGCAAGTAATGAAATCAGCAACCACGCAATCTACAAAACCCAATGCCACTCTTCGTCCTGCTAGAGTTTCTTACGGCTTCATTCAAAAGCCAAAAACAAAAACCAAACGTAAAGCTAGAAAACTTTAATATGAATCCAGAGCAAGATGCTTTTGATATTTGGTCTAAAGCGGGAACTGCTGGAATGAATAAATACCTTGCTGGTAGCAAGGAACATAAAACCCAATTCTGGACTGCTGGTGCTGGTTGGTATGCCAAGAACCTCCGTGACGAACAGCTCGACCTTATCAGCTATCTCCATCATCTTTCAGAGCGAATCAAGCTCATGCAACTTCTAGCAAAAATGATGGAAGATGAAGAAGTATCTTTAAGGGATGCGGCTACCCTCTTGAAAAATCTATGCTCTGATTGCCCCCCGCAATCTTTGCCGCACCAATCACATGACTAAAAATAAACCTGTCGGGGCAGTCATTGTCTCCGATCTCCATTGTGGAAGCTCTGTTGGTTTGTGGCCTGACAACCATATCACATCAACAGGAAATAAAATTGGCCTTGGAAACAACCTTCACCAGTTATGGCTATGGCAATGCTGGAATGAAATCATCCCCAAGATCAAAGCCCATTTCAAAAACGATCCCTTTGTTTTGTTTGTCAATGGTGACTGCATAGAGGGTCGCCATCACGGAACAAGCGAAATTGTAGCGGCTCTTAATTTTGACCATACGCTTGCGGCAATTGAATGCCTCAAGCCATTGTCAAAGATTGCTACCAAAACCTACATGACGGCAGGAACAGAATGCCATGTGGGAGATTGGGAAAAGATGATAGCCAAAGAAATTGGTGCTACTTGGCTTGGTGACAAGGGTCTTATTGAAATCAATGGAACCCTTATCGACATAGCCCACCATATGCCTACATCAGCTAGGGCATACCTTGAAGCTGGTGCTATGAGCATCACAATGGGTAATGCCAGACAGAATTACTCCCGTGTTGGTCATAAGGTTCCAAAAATATATCTACGAGGCCATCGACACACAGCAGGAATATTCAACGATGGGTGTGGGATTTTCATGGTAACTCCTGCTTGGCAGATGCTTACCAGATATGCCCATAAAGTAGTTGGAGATTCTATTTGCCGTCCCGGTTTTGGAATCCTAGATTGGAGAGGTTGCGACCACGGAGAATTACCTTCAGCAAAAATTATCCAATATGAACCACGCGAAACAACCCCGATTAAATCCTAGCGAGGCAGAACTACGGGCTTCCCTCATGGAAGTCAAAAAACAAGTATCTACTAAAGAAGATGAAATCCCTTTTGGTTGGGTAAACAAAGATTACCTTCAAAAGCTCTGGCATTTAGAATCATCCCAAACAGGCAGGAATATAAGAGAAGCTGTAAAAGCTGGCATCCTTCAAGAAAAGAAATTCCGTGTTTTTACAGGAAAGAAGATTTACCCAACTCCCTACTACAAATCCGTCAAATGAAACCACACGAATTTTATCTTGATATAGACTTTTGGGATGATCATTGCCTACTTGTCTGGCCTGTCAACCAACAACAGGCAGAAGATTGGTATAAAGAAAAGTTTCCAAAGAGTGATCCAGAAGACTTTCCCCAACTTGTAGATGGCGACATGGTTTCCTATTGTGGAAACAAAAGGATTATTTTTATGCGTGAATGGGAGACAAGTGTAGAGAAAATAGCTTTTCTTTCACATGAATGCGTCCACATAGCCAATCACATCCTCCTCGACAAAGGAGTTAGGGAAAAGAAAGGCCAAGACGAAACACTCGCGTATTTCGTAGGCTACCTAATGCGCCGCTTCCTAGAGGCGATTAAGCAAATTGAAGCAATGCCCCTTGGTGATGTGCAAGCAGTTGGAGAATAGCCTTGCCGTCTTCAGTAGCGACATGACCTGTACCTTGGCATTTCCAGCAAGGCTCCCCCTGTCCATCATCATAAAAATCACGACCAGTACCTCCGCACTCGTCGCAAGTCTTCTCAAGTGGATTGAGTTTGTGTAGTATGGTATTCATACGTTCTCCCTTTTAAGGTTTTTTTTATTTCTGTCAATACCTTTTTTATAAATGAATACACAAGAGTCTACATACTTGGAGGCGATTGTCCTAGCTATGAAGGGCGAGGAATATAGCCACCTCATCGCTAAATTGACCCCAGACAAGGCAATGATGCTAAAGCACTATGTCCTCAACCTAGATGAAGAAACTGCTTCCAAGACCATTTATGGGCGTGTAGCATGGAGCCAGAGAGAGAATGTCCCAAAAGGGAGAGGAAGACCACGCAAGAGTTAGACTATACTCAAACTTTAATAACGATATTTCTTATTAAAGCCTAATTTTACCCTTTGGTGTAACGGTAGCACAGATTGCCTTGTGGTGTAATGGTAGCACCGATCCCTTTGGAGGATCTTGTCTAGGTTCGAGTCCTAGCAAGGCAGTTTTTATTGATTAGAATATTCTCCGTGAATTTCTAATCGTTTTTTTATGATTGCTTTTTCAGCTTCTTCTTTTGTTTCAAATCTTCCTACAGTTATATGTTTTCCCATGATGGTAATATCAGCACGATATACTTTATCTCTTTTATGCCAACTAACGCCTTTTATACCAGATGTATTAGTCTGATATTTTTTTGTGTTCATCATGTTTTGAGATTTAGTAGCCTCTCTTAAATTTTCAATTCTATTGTCATCACGGTTCATGTTAATATGATCAATTAAATTTTTGGGCCATTCTTTGTAATGCAATAACCAAGCTATGCGATGAGCTAGATATAGCTTTGGTCTTATTTTAATCCTTCTGTATCCGTTTTTATCTATAACACCAGCAACTTGACCTATTGAAATATTATTTGCTCTTTTAACTTTCCAAGTTATTTCACCAGTAAATGGATCATAATTTAGAATTTCAGAGATTGAAACGTAATTAAGGATAGGATACGATTTTTTCATATCAATATAGGTTACACAACATTTGGGGAGATGTCAATATTATGAGGGGTAGCCATAAAAAGTTTCATATATCTACCCATCCTCCGTATAAGGACAGTTATAATGAACATTGTCCTTTTCAGAAGGACAGGATGTTTACGCAATCGTGAACGCTGTACTTATCATGAACGATAAACTCGGCAAGTGTAAAAAATCTAATCCAATCACTCATCCCCCTTTTCTATCCCAAATGTAGCATTCTGCCACATCCTCACCTGACTGCTGTTAAAGTGCTTTATAGAGCCATCCTTGCTCAAGCAAACAGTCCATACATCATTCTCAAACATCCCCCCACTCTCCACATAAATAACATACCCATCACCCATAGGTGTTACCACAGGCATTGGATTATAAAACTGATGGATCATTGCGTGGTTGTAAAATTGTGCCTCCCATAACAGGTCGCTAGATTCTATCAACAGCCAGATCGGCTACGCATAACGCTATAAGTTGATACAATCCCCCTCTTTGATGGGAGACAACAAAAAACTACTTGAGGAACGTCAGCTTGTAAAGCGTTGAATCAATCAACTCCGCTATCCCATCAACCAAATTCTGGATCTCACTAGCACCCCCCAATACTCCCCTCTCCTCCTCCAGCAACATCTTCAAATACATCACATACACCAATGCATCATCATGCTCGCTCAAATCAACCATCTGGTCAGGATACTCCACCAACTCTCCATTCCTTCCCTGCCACGCCTCAATCACACTATCAACCAAGTCTGGCAACCCTTGGTAAAATCCCTGCAAAGCCTTATGCTCCGAATAACTCCGACTCCTCAAGTGCAATACATGACCAATCGTTGCCGCATTCAATAATGTAATAAGTAGTTCTCCTGCTTTCATAGTCCCCGTATCATATCCCTATCCCAATCAGAAAGTCTAGCATCATTTATATGCTCTTTCAAAATCTTGCTCAACCTCTCCCTCTCCAACCTAATCCCACCATACCCACCACTCCCCCTCTCTGGCATCTCACCCAACTCCAACGCCAATGACCTCAACAACATAATACTAGGCTTATTCAAATCTTTGGCAGGATACCTCAAGCTCATTACAACAACCCTATCAACTCACCAACCCCATGTCAATATCACCCTTAAACTGCAAGAATCTTTCAATATGGGAAAATCCTCATTACTGATTTTTTTTCATTGGCTCCTGTCGTATATCGGCCGCCGTCCGTCTGGGTGCGTGGGGGGGGCGACCACCCGAAGAGATTCCTTAAGAAATCAGTTAGCTAACAAGGTTTCCCCCTCTATAACTAACTCGGCATCTATCACAGGGGAAGGTTCATCTAATGTAATGGGCTTTGACAGAGAGACGATGAACATAAAGGGATTACTAACTTGAGGTTCCCTATCAGAGTAAAAGTCACCAGCTATCTTGCTGTCTAACTCTAAAGCTCTTAACTTATCAACAACCTTGACTTTCTTACTAACTCCATGCTCGTTAGCAGTCTCACTAACTTCCTGCACTAAATCTACGTCAGCATTACTAACATCACACCTAACTGCCCTAGCTAAATATGCCCTCTTCTCCGCTAATGTTAGTGCATCTTTTAAGAAGCTACTCTCTCGAAGAGTAGAGATATAGGAACTCACTCTGTTATCTGACTCTAACTTACAAGCGGCTGATCCTGCTTGTTCAGAGTTAGCGGCTTTATATCCTGCTAACAGATATGATCGTGCTTTATTCTCACCCTTTGCTCTGTATGTGCAGTAGGCTAATTGTTTGGTAGTTAGGTTAGGTAGGTTGCTCATGTGTGGTGAACTATTTACCTAGCTGAATAGTTAATGTCAATGAACTATTTTGATATATGAACAATTAAGGTGTGTGGGGCTTTTTGAGCAGGGGCTTTTCGGGGCTTGTTCGGGGCTTTCCTTTGGGCTTCTATTTTAAGGGCAAGGGGGGTGATTTTGTCAAGCATATTGTGGGTGTGTGTGTGCTTTTTATGAGTTGCAAGAAATGGCTAGATGCTGATGAAATGGGCTTGGAGGGCTGGAGGTTGATAGAATGGGCTTCTAGAGGTCGTTTTTGTGGTTTCTGGTGAGGGTGTCAAAAAAAAGTTTTAGGGGCTTGGAGCTAGTGTTTATGCGGCTCCAGGGGCTATTCTTGAAAGATTCTAAAAAAAACTTGTAGACAATGTTTTTGGGTGTGGTAGATTGGTTTCATCGACGGCGAACTGGTGACGATCTCACCCAATGGTTTTCCCGATAGGTTGAACGATGATTCAGCCTTTGTTCTTTGACATTTTGACCTTGCTGGTTGACTAGTTCATTCCCGAACTGGTTCCTGACCTGACCCTGCCGACGAATGCTGGTGACGATCTCACCCTATGGCATTAGGCAGTAAGTTACAATGGAACCCCCTCTAGGGTGAACGTTGGTTGTAAATCCGTTGCGAGAGACGCTGGAAAAACTCATAAAAGCTGTTTTGATAAATTGCCCCTTGTTTAGTTTCGATTAAACAGGGGGCAATAATCAGCACAGAGTGTGATGATGGTAGCCTTACCATTTAAGGCATCAAAACAAAGGAGTTAGTTATGAAAATAAACACTTCAGATTATAATGCAATCATGCTTTCAGCATTAAGGGCATATGAGAGAGAAAACTGGTTATATGAATCTACTCTAATTGAAGGTAAAGCTAGTGACTATATTATGGAAAAGTTTAAGCCTTTTTCTGATAGGTTGAAAGCTAAAACGCAAGGAATACCCAAAGGTAGAGAGGATGATTTTGCTTTCTTAATGTTTAGTAAGTTTACTGCAAAATTGCATATAAGTTGATATTGATAAACTACCCTCTTTCGGGAGGGTAGTAATCAGTAGCAATAACGCTATTGAGATCAAAACAAAAACGCAAAAAAGGAGTTATTATGAGCAAAGAAAAAGTTGACGTATATCAAATCGTAACTGACAGGATCATCGGGATGTTAGAAGATGGTGTTGTACCTTGGAATAAACCTTGGGCAACAGGTTCAGAAGCACCAATGAATCTAGTCAGTAAGAAAGCCTATCGAGGCGTGAATGTCTGGCTACTCTCCTGTGCTGGTTATGCTTCCCCTTATTGGGTCAGCTATAAACAAGCCACAGAGATGGGAGGACAGGTACGCAAGGGTGAGAAGTCAACACCAGTTGTCTACTGGAAGATGTTTGAGACGCTAGACAAGGCAACAGGGGAAAAGAAAACGATTCCCATGTTGAAATACTACAGCGTTTTTAATGTTAGCCAATGTGATGGGATTAAATATCCTACGCCAGAAGAACTGGAAAAGATTCAGTTTGACCCTATCGGGGAAGCTGAAAAGATTGTGGCGAATATGCCTAAAAAGCCTACCATTCTACATGGTGAGCAACAGGCATATTATAACAGGTCAAGTGACTTTGTTAATATGCCACAGAAGGAGACATTTGATAAGGTAGAGAACTACTACTCTGTGTTGTTCCATGAACTGACCCATGCCACAGGGCATGAGAATAGGCTTGGAAGGCTACAGAACGATGTAAGCAAGTTTGGTGATGCCTGTTACGCAAAGGAAGAGTTAGTTGCAGAAATGGGGGCAAGTTTCCTCTGTGCAACTGCTGGAATTGTTGATCGTACGATTGACAATTCTGCATCCTATATTGCAAGCTGGCTAAAGAGACTGAAGAACGACAAAAAATTGGTAGTTAGTGCTTCAGCTAAAGCGCACCAATCTACTGATTTCATTCTTGGAGTTAGTGCCTAGATACATTGCCCCTCCTGTAATGGGGGGGGCAATAATCTGTGCATAAAGTGCAGAAACAAACAGCAAACAAAGGAGTATAACATGAAAACATTCAGTAGTTATAAAGAACTAATTGAAGAGATTAAGTACGAGCGTGACAAGTGCAAGCGTGAGTCTTATAGCAGAGATTTCCAACTGATTCGCTCAAGGGGAACTTCTCTCCTAATGATGGATAAGAATGGTAGGCTTGAGAAGCACGATGAGCCTATCTTTACCAAGGCTAATCCTACTCTAAAAGAGTTGAAGGAGATTGCTTTGGAGTGTCGAGAGCATGGTGGTACTTACATTGCAATTGATGGTGGTTTTGATGGTGTTTATAGCATCCGTGACGATGACTATGAGCCTTGGATTGGTGAGTGGAGTGTTGATGTTAGTGTTGAAAACATCTTAGCTCTCTAATATTGGCAAACTGATCCTGTAGAGATACAGGGTCAGTAGCCAGTAGTAATTAAGCTATTGGGAACAGAAAGGAAACAGCATGAAAAAGTTCGTAGTTGAGCATATATCCAAGAAAAAGATCGTCATGGATCGCATCCGCACCACAGAGGGGCTTATTAAGCAAGCAGAGGATCACCTAGACAGGCTTAAAGACTTGTTGCGTGATCTTTGTAATGATTGGGAGAATGCTGGTAATGATGACATAAAAATCATCAAGAAAGTTGATGTAGCATGACTCCGCTAAATAAACCTGTCAAACGCAAGACTAGGATCACCCTTGGCTATGGTTTCGGGTGCGATACAGGCAAGCCCCTGTGCGTCACTCTGGAATCATCAGCAGAGGGTGATCTCCTCAAGATTAGACCCCTTGGTACTCGTCGGGAGGAGGTAGTTAGGATCGATGATATCTATCATTGGGCAATCCGTTCCCGATGCCAGAGAAAGTATTTGGAGAAGGCTAGGGCAAAGAAGGAACAGAAACGCCTCAAGGAAGAGGCAAAGGAACTGAAACGCAGATTCCGTACAAGGATCAGTAAGTGATTCTGACACCCTGCTTCCCCTGTCATGGGGGGAGCAGTAGCCAGAAAAAACTTCTGGATGCCCTGCAAAAGATGCTTGCAATCCCTGCAAGCGTCTTGTAGAGTATAAACACGATTGGTTACGGAACCGCATAAATACAGGCTCCAAAGCTAATCGCAACAACCACGCAACCACATGGAAACTGAAACGCAAAAACCCACGCTAGAACAAATCGTAGCCAAAATCTGCCAGCAGTTGACACAGATAGAGGCTCAAATCGAAACCATCAACACCACATTAAGGGAGAGCAAATGAGCAAACCGCACCAGATTGCCCTCCACCTTGTCTGCATGATCCGAAATCCGAAAGCATGGAGATTCTATGCCCAAGGCATAGGCCGAGCTTTAACCCTTAACTGAAACCGCCGCCGCCATGAACACCGAAACCCTAGCATTCTACGCATCCAAACGATCCACCATGACCACGCAAACCACGCCAGAAAAGCCCACAAACGCCCTAGAAATCGCCCCACAAGGCGACCATTGGCAAGTGATACCGCCGCCACCTCTCACCCTAGAGGAACGCTTGCAACGCCTGATCGACCTTTGTGACCGATCAGCAAAACTAGCCGACGAGATCGCCGCATCACTTAATAAATGAAAACAGGCGACCTTGTAACTATCCACCAAGATTGGCAACCCGATGGCATCACCTACGTCATCACCGAATGGAATGGCGACCGAGGATTCATCTCACCCCTTGAATGGGACAATTGGATACGCCCCTCTGAACTCGTCCATAAAACCATGATCGAACCTGTAACTGAAACCCACAACACCGCCGCCTTAACCGATGCCCACAAACTTGTAAGCACCCTAGAACCCCTGTTCTATACGCTTATACGCACCGCCGAGCATCACGAACTCGAAACCATTCAAATCTCCCTGCCAAGGGCAAGAGAAATCCAACACGAACTTTCAGCCTTAAAAAAGAAGCTGAAAAATCTTGCAACAGCCGCCGCCGCCGATAGCATCACCACCGACCGACACCTAGACAGGATGTTCGGCATTAACTGAAACAACCATGACCGAAGAACAAAATAAACGACTCGACGATATAGCCGATCAAATCCGAATTCTTGAATTAGAGGTTCAACTTCTTTGCGAGAGGCTTGATGCCGCCGAGAAACTGAAAGAACAATATAAAACCGCAATCGAATCCCTATGAACTACGATTACACTTGCCAGAACGAAGAGTGCCAGCACGACTTCAAGGTAGACTATTGCGGAAAGGACGCATGGACAGAAGCAGAAATCAGCCCCTCCGAATGTCCCAAATGCGACACCGAGGTTGACTTTGAGGAAGTAGAGAATGACGCACTACCCGACCCAGATTACTACAACGACATAGACCGATGAAAGACCTATACCCACCCTGTATCCCCTTCATCTGGATCATGCTCCATTCTCTCCGAGAAAAAGGCTTGATCGGAACCCCCCGATACTCTAAATCCACCTACCCAACAAAAAAATCCTAAAATTATCTTGAAATCCCTTTTAACCAAGGCGAGGATACTCGCTCACTTTAACCATTGGAATATGACAACCACCGACACAAACACCACCGAACCCATCGCCGCCGCAACCTCCAAGGAAAAGGATAACTGCTTCCTTGGCCTTTACTTCCCAAAACAACTGAAGCAAAAGGTTTCCGAAGCATCCAAGGCAGAACGCCGATCCATGAGCCAGTACGCCGTCATGGTTTTCGAGAAGCACTTTGCCAACGCATGAGCCACCGAGCCTTCTGGATTTTTACGATTGCATCAACTCTAATCATTCTAGCTATTCTATTCCGATGAAACCCAAAGGTCTTTATGCAAACATAAATGCTCTCCACAAAAGGGGAGGAAAGCCACGCAAGGTAGGTAGCAAAGGCGCACCCACCGCAAAGGCTTTCCGTGACTCCAAGAAAACCGCTAAAAAGAAATAACTATGACTGAAGCATGGACACGCAAGGAAGGTAAGAATCCCAAGGGAGGGCTTAATGCCAAGGGCAGGGCATCATACAACAAGGCTCACGGAGGCAACCTAAAGCCCCCTGCTCCGAACCCAAAGACCAAGAAAGACGCAGGACGCAAGGCTTCCTTTTGTGCCAGAATGAAAGGCATGAAAGCGAAGTTGACCAGTTCCAAGACCGCCAAAGATCCAAACTCTCGCATCAACAAGTCTCTCCGAGCTTGGAAATGCAAGTAACCAAAAACAACAACACAATACAATGAACCTAGCACAACTAAACAACCTAGCACAGGAGATCGCAAACGCTCTTGGCACGATTGACCTTGACCTTCTCCAGAAGGTTCACGCTCTCGTAACTGGAGCTACCGCCGAGGAAGCAACCCCACAAACCGATGCTTAAACACATCATTGATACCATCCGAGGGATGAAAACCAAGGCAACTCCGGGCAAAACTTTGATCGACACCCGAAAGCTGGAGCCAGTAAAGAAGGCGAAGATTAAGAAACAGGCAACGACCCCTGTTACGAAAGGTCGTAAACCCCGAAACAAAAACAAGTAATATGCCTACCAAGAAAAAGAAAGCCGCAAAAGGCGAATCGATGAGGGAAGAAGCTAGGGAGATGAAGATGCTCAAAGCCAAATCCACTAAGATGAAGTCCGCTAGTTCGATGATGAACAAGGGATATAAAAAGAAGTAACTAAACAAAGAAACCCCCTAGAGGCCATGACAACCTCTAGGGGGCAGTTAGCAAGCAACCACGCACGCACAACCGACATGACGAATACAATAACCACGCAAGCAAGTCAACCCTCTATGGGGGATATGGCAACGATGGCAACCGCTATCGCAAAATCGGGCTTATTTGGCATTAAAACGCCAGAAGCCGCAATGAGTCTCATGCTTATTAGCATTGCAGAAGGTCGCCACCCTGCTCTCGCCGCAAGGGATTACGACATCATCCAAGGCCGACCAGCAAAGAAATCCGAAGCTATGCTCCGAGACTTCCTTCAGTCAGGGGGAAGTGTCGAGTGGCATGATCTAACTGATGATCTAGCCGATGCAACCTTTAGCCACCCACAGGGGGGCAAGGTTCGCATTACTTGGGACATGGAGAGAGCCAAGCAAGCTGGTCTTGCTGGCAGGGATATGTTCCGCAAGTTCCCTCGCCAAATGCTGCGGAGCAGGGTAGTGAGTGAGGGTATCAGAACCACTTGCCCGATGGCAACATCAGGAATGTATGTACCAGAGGAAGTTTCCGAGTTTGAGAACACGAAGCAGATCAAGGTTGAGAAGCCTGTAATCAAGGTTGAGGAACCCGAAGTCATCACCGCCGAGATCGTCGAGGATGAACACAAGAATTGCGATGAATCTTGCGCTCACAAGGAGCTTCCTGCAAGCCCCATCACCATGCTTCAAAGCATGATGTGGAGTGACGATATAAACGATGCCCATGTGATCCACTTCCTTGTTGCCAAGAAGGTCAAGGGCATTACCAAGGAATCCAAGCTAGTTGACAAGGAAGGCAACCCCCTGATCGACGAAGCTATCATTAACCGACTCATTGCCAAGTGGGATGATGTAAAGGCATTCAAGCCAATCCTGTAATATGACAACCGATCCAGAAAACCCTTTGGATATGACTAAATGGAAATATGCAGATGGAACTCCTGTAATTCCAAATGGAGAAATATCTGAAAACGAATTGGAAGATATGTATCATAGAGCAAGGCAACTTTGGAGTCAGGGTGCTATTGATGAGCGTTGCATTATTGAAAAATTATGACTAACGAACGAAACGGAAAGCCCTCCGCAAGTGGCTTTAGCCGACTTGCCCTATGTGCAGGGTCATGGAACCTAGAATCCACGCTTCCAGAACAGGAGGCTAACCCTTATATGCAGTTAGGAACGGATGTCCATGCCGTCCTAGCCGACCAAAAGCCCTTTGAGGAACTATCCGAGGAGGGTCAGGAGATCGCCACCCGATGCCTATCCGAGTTCTCTGACATGATCCGTCAACTGGATCTTGGAGAACGCACCAAGGAGATCATCGAAGAGCGTTTTTGGTATCAAGACCTGTTCTCTGGAGCCATTGATCGTATCGACTTCTTTGGAGATGTAGCCGTAGTCACCGACTACAAGACAGGACGCACCGCCCAAGGCAGGGCAAGTGAGAACACCCAACTCAAGGCTTATGCCGTCTTGGTCAAGGAGGCTTATCCAGAATTAAAGACGATCTTTGTTTCCATCATCCAGCCGCTTGCAGGAGGCACAACGATTGCCGAATACAACGAGAGTGAGCTTGCCGCCGCAAAGGAAGAGATCCTTGGCATTGTAAATGCTTCTCTCAAACCCGATGCTCCAAGAACTCCTTCCCATGATGCTTGCAAGTGGTGTCGTGCTAAAAGCATTTGCCCTGACGCTTATGGGCAAGCACAGGCCGCAAAGACTCAACTTCAAATCCTATCTGGTGTTGCCATAGCAACCCTCTCCAATGAGGAGTTGGCTTCCCTAGATGCCAAGGCCGAGGTCGTGGAGGATTTCATTGATGAGATCCGAAAAGAACTCAAATCAAGGCTCATGGCAGGACAGCAAATTGCTGGACTATCGCTCACAAAAGGTCGAACATCTCGTAGTGTCCCCGATGTCGCCGCCGCCGCTTCTACGCTTTCTGGTATTCTTAAACCAGATGAGTTTCTTGCTTGCACAAAAGTTAGCATCACATCTCTCGAAAAAGCATTGGCAAAGGCAAAGGGAATCAAGCCAAAGGATGCCAAGTCAGCACTTGATGCAGAGCTTGGATGGCTCATCGAAACCAAGGAAGGTGAACCATCCATCTCCCGTGATCGCTGAAAATGAATATCCAGAAGACGCTAGGGCATTATGGATTATGTTCAAAGGCCGTGAGTGGATCGTTATGTATCATGGCAACCACTTTAGTGCTTTCCCTGCTGATAATCGGAAAGTCACCCCGAAACAATTACAGAACCTTTTCAATTATCTAAAGTCAGAGGGATTTATTACCGATGACAATGAACCAACACAACTTCAACCGCAGTAAACCAACAACCAAAACAACACCATGATTAAAGGCAAAATTGATGTATCGAAAATCGACAAGGAAGAGCTTTACAAAGGCGAAAAAGGAACATACCTCGACATCGTTATGTTTGCAAATACAGACGATACAGGGGCAGAAGTTCCCGACCAGTATGGCAACGATGGAGTGATTAAGCAGTCACTATCTAAGGAAAGCCGAGCCGCTAAAAAGAAGCAACCCATCCTTGGAAACTACAAGGTCAAGGATAACACCTCTTGGGCTTCCAAGGTTCAGCCAGCAAAGGCATTCAAGAGGCCAGAACCAGTACAGATACCTATCGAAGACGAAGATAATCTTCCATTCTGATCAGTAGAATAAACAAGCAACCAACCACGCAAATGAATAAGAAAGAACCAACAAAAAAGCCAACCATAAACTCGTATCTTTACCAACTGGATGCTCGTCTTGAGTTCCAGAAGAAGGAGCTTGATTCCCAATGGGCAATGATCCGTAAGAACTACGAGCATCTTCTTAATTTAGAGGAGGATCTATCCGACATGAAGAAGTCGTTTGGAGTAGTCCTGCTTCTTTTGATTAGTGTCTCCATTGCAGTCATTGCCTACGCTTCATACCACTTCAGCCGATGATTGCTTACTGCTCCTGCCAAGAAATTTTGGATAAGAACGGCATGGAATATCAAAACATTCCTCGCTGGCACTCCTGCAAATACATTGCAAGCCGAAACAAGCTAATCCCACAGGCATACAAATACGCCAAGGAGAATGCCAAAGAAATCAATGGTAAACTTAATGGCTATAGGTTCACGCAACTCTTTAGCAACGAAATGGACAGATTAGCCAGAGAAGCTAAATTAACATGAGCTATTCTAAAGAAGCATACCAATACCTTGAGAGCGACCACATTAGGTTGCTCGTCAAGGAGGATAAACAAGAGCGATGCCCCTCTATTGAGGAGAGGGTTATGGAAGCATTCGATGCAGGAATGAAAGCGGCAAGCCGTAGTTATTCCAACCTAGATTGCTTTGCTTCAAACAAGGGACAAATCAATTTCCCTAGGGTGACATTATGAGTGACCAATTTGATTTTGATTTCTCTCCAGTTGAGAATGAAATCTTTGATGATCTAGCTTCTAGGTTTGAAAGGTTTCATACGAATAATCCTCATGTGTACAGGAACCTTGTACAGCTTGCTCGTAAATTTAGGAGTAAACGTCCCGATGCCGTGATTGGTATCCAAATGTTGTTTGAGGTATTGCGTTGGCAGTATTTCATCAATGTGGATAGCGATGAACAATTCAAGTTTCCCAATGCTTTTGCGGCGGGATACTCAAGGTTAATAATGAAGCAAGAAAAAGACTTGGATGGCATTTTCAAGCTATCCAAATCAACATTTGACGAAGAATGAGATTCCGAGCCAAAGCAAATACAATCCGTCGAGTGGCGGGTCAGATGAATAAAACAGAGCAAGCCTATGCCGCATTGCTAGAGGAACGAAAGAAGGCAGGGGAGATCCATCATTACCAGTTTGAGGCTATGGCTTTGAAGCTGGCAAAGTTGACAACCTATACTCCCGACTTCTTCATAATTAATGCCGATGGCACTATTGAGTTCCATGAAGTCAAAGGTTTTTGGCAGGGTACAGGTCGAGTAAAAATAAAGGTAGCGGCTGAAAACCATCCTTGGTTTCGGTTCGTTGCCGTCCAATACAAAAAGAAGGAATGGTCATATGAAGAGTTCTGATCCAGAGATATGCCCCTGCTGTGGGCAACAAATCAAACTACAGGATGCCCCTGTAAAGCCCAAGAAAGCCCCTGCAAGCGGTTTCCTTGACTTCTGGAGGGCATACCCCAAAAAGGTAGCAAAGGGCTATTGTGAGGAGATATGGAAGCGCAAAAAGCTATCTATAGAATCAGTTCTTCCAGCATTAAAAAAGGCTATCGCTTCTCCCGATTGGCAAAAAGAGGGTGGCAAGTTTATCCCAAACCCTAGCACTTGGCTTAATCAAGGACGCTACGAGGATGAAGGAATGGATTACGATGCCCTTAAATCCAAAAAGCCAAGCATCACCTCACGACTTGGGGCAGATGAACAATCAGCATTTGATTGGCGTTGTTGGGTATATCCCGACTCCATGCTTGTCCACCCTACATGGAATACATTCCCATTCAAAATCTGGCCTAAATCAATCCAACAAGAATACCTTGATAGTATAACCAAATAACCACGCATATGACACCACAAGACCCTATGGTAGAAGTAATTGAACGCCTAAAAAAGCACATCAGCTATCTTGAATCCGTTCTATCGGAAATCCAGATGCTTAATGCTTTAGGTAAGACCCTAAAGATCGACGAAGCAATCAAGGCCGCAATAGATGAGTGAAGAAATTAAACATCTTGTAGGTGATTTCATTGTGGAACAATCCAAGTCTGATACCCCACGATCAGATAAGTTTGGAGAGGCATTACGCCATAACTGGATTGAAACCCCTCATTGGGAAGATACAGCGGCTTGCCGTGATCTTTGCAAGAAGATTGAAGGTCAGCTTACTAGGGCAATAGAAATAGCAAATCGCATCATGGATTTGGACACACCAGCAGATGCCAGGAAATCATGCAAAGATTTGAGCGACCTAAAAAAAGAAATAAATCAATGACAGATATATCTAAATGCCAGAATACAGATTGCCCATCACACAAGAAGTGTTGGAGGTATCTAGCCCCTACACATCCAGAATGGCAATCCTATGTACAATTTGATCCAGATGGGAAAGACAAGTGCGATTACTTCATCGATGCAAAAGAATATGAAAAGCAGAATTGACTTTATTCTAAACGAAATCGGGTTAGAAACCCCTGACATTCCTCCAATCAATAAACAGGAGGCCATAGAAATGGGGCTAATTAAAGGGCATGAAAAGCCCAAGAAATGTGCCTGTGGCAAGTCGGCTTATACATCCGAAGCTAAATGTGATGCCGCAATCAAGCATAGGCTCAAACAAGGATTCGGAGGAACAGGTTTTCTCCGAGCCTATGAATGTGACATTGTGCGAGGCAACTGGCATATGTCGAGCGTAAACCATAAAAACAAACTATGAACCCTATACTACCATTAATAACCGCAGGAACCATGTACATGGCTCCAATCGTTCCGCAGACATTCTATATCGCAAACCTTTCGGAAACCGATGGATCTAAATGTGGCGAGTACATCAGCATTACACCCATGCCTGTTGCACAGGATATTCTCCAGCCTACACCCATAACGCCATTCGTTATGCCAGAGGAAAGAGAAGACAATTCTGACGAATGAAAATACCTAATTTTGTTGAAGAATATAAAGGTTATTGGTTGCTTAAAAACGACCAATCAATATCCAAGCAAGTCAAATACTTTGGCAAGCTAGGGTATGATAAAGATTTTATTGATCTACCAGAACTTAATTCAATGCCAGAAGGATCATGGGTAATTGATGTGGGAGCTTTTATTGGAGACACAGCAAGGATCTTCATAGACAAAGGATTTAAGGTTCTTGCATTTGAACCTCAAGGTGATGCCTTTCAATGCTTGAAGCACAACTGCAAAGAAGCAATAAGCATTCATACACCCCTTGGAGATGGAAGGCTTGTTGAGATATATCACTCTGAAGGAGGAAATATGGGGGGAAGACCCGTTGTTGAAGGGGGTAATAGAGTAACAATGCGACTAGACGATCATTACAAAAACTTCATTCAAGATGATGCTAATATCTTTCTAAAGTTAGACGCTGAAGGATTTGAACCAGCGATCCTAGAAGGTTCTAAAGAACTTTTGAACAACCCTGCGTTAAAGTATATCGTATGCGAATTTAATCCTAATGCCCTAGCAAACTTTGGTTATGTTTGTGATGATATTCTGAAATATCTCCCCAATTGGGAGTACAGGGAAATATTCCGTTATTACGATCAAAATTGGGATTGTATCTTCACCAGACGCTAACGCTTCTTTGCTGGCTTCTTATTTCGTCCCTCGTAGTTAAGGTTCTCTATCTCAAGCAGGGGCATATTCCTTGCCTGTAGCCACTCTCTCGCCAACTTGCAATTGCGTAAGTTGGAAGGGTCGTTGTTGAGATTGCGAGGGTCTTCCCATGCCGATGGATGCCGTTCGTGGTAGATTAGATAATTTATCTCACGACCTTGAGATAATTTAATCAGTTCTCTGAAGATTCTGTCCCAACTATGCCTTCCTAGAACCATGTCGGGAAAAAGGGTATGGTTACGCCTCCACCATCCTACCCTCATCACAAAAAGATCACATCCCGCATACTTATTACCATAGATAATGTTATCGTCGGGTATCGGTTTATCTATGTATTTGAAGTCATATCGGAAGGCATAAGCAGGGAGTTGTCCAGCAAGCCGTTCAATTATGTTTGATGCCACACAAGTATCTGAATTAGTCAGCACCAATACATCCTTATCATCACGCCCGACACAGGCCATTCGGAGCATATCCTTAATCATGGGAATGCTCTTCTTTTCTGTGGGTATTACATTGGATGAGTTTCTTACAAAGCAGTTGTCATCCAACCCACAATCGACCCACCCGATATTCTCCCATGTCATAGTGGCTATGGCATTCCTGCGCTTTTCATCTCCTGTAGCCCAAGGGGTTCTTTGATAAACATGGATGATATTCGGTAGCTTTGGCTTGGCGCGTGGCTTTCTGATAAGATCCAAGATCCTAGTGACATCCCGTGGGAAATTCCCATAGCGTGTATAAGAAGCGTAGGATGGCCTCCAAGCGGCTCCATGCCACATCGTAGGAGAATCTGCCACTATAGCATGAACAGGCTTTTTAGAGGCATAGGAGAGATGCAGATTGCCACTATCCGTAAGGATCATTGCCGCTGTATTCGGATGATCCATGATACCTAAAATATCATAGAAGCGTTCTGCCTTGATTTTCGATAGGTCAACGACATGAAACTCTGTTAGAGAATTGTTCAGTAGCTCCCAAAGCAAATCATTATACAGAAAAGGAGACGATACGCCCCCTGTGCTGACTACCAACCAAGGCTTATCAGTAGGGATATACTTGTATAGCAATTTTTCCCTCTTCTTATCCCTACGATCAAACACCAGAGGAGGCTGGTTAGGCCATAAATCCAGCTTGCCCAATAGCTTGTAGCTATCTTTTTGGAAGCCATCACAGATAATCTTTGGGCTATGGTTGTTTCCATAAACCTGTGATACCACAACATCTGGTATACCGATTACTTGAGTGGTTGTATATTCCTCACCAAGCGTTTTGGCATACTCAATAGCCCCTGTAATATCAGCAAAATCCCCATCGTAGATTACAGGTTCAATGTAGGATGTACCCTCAAGGATGTCGGCATAATCCTTGGCAACCATCAATCGTTGCTTTTCCCCTGTAAAAAGAAACTCTTGATATAGGATTGGCAGGATATTGATTACATCCCCCGCCCGACCTAACTGGATTACCAACCTACTTGCTGGCTTTGCTATAAGCGGCATGGAAATGTCCAGCCAAATTAGCGGCGTGTACTGCTAGGATCTTAACACGCTCCGATCCACCCTTTTGAGCAAGCGTCTCTGGAGATAGCTCACCAGATGCCGCAAGCCCAGAGATAATTGCTTCCCAAGCAGATTGCTTTTCCATTTCAGCAATAGGATTAGCTTTGATTGTCATCGGAATAGGTCTTGGTGAACTTGGTTCTAGGTTGCTCTGTGGGAGGAGGGAGGACTTTGAGTTCAACGCCTTCTTCCTTCTCTGGTACTTCCGTTTCTGCTTTGATGGTGACTGATTCATTCTCATTGTTTTCTAGTGGCGGCAGTTGTCCATATTGCTGTGCATAACGAAAAGTCTCGACCATGAAATAGTTTCTCTGCTCAAGCAGAGCAAGAACTACAGCCTGATAGAAGCTGACTTCAGGCATCTTCTTGGATTCTCCCTGTTCTTTGATTTGCTTTAGAACGGGATCTTCCTCGAATGAGGATTTAAGGGACGGCGGTAGGATATATTTTTTAGACATATTGGTGGTTGCTGAAGTATGATTTTATATCAAGGTTTTTACAGAATGTCCACAACAATGCTTCAGGAGTTATTTTGTCTTTTTTGGCAAAGTTCTCATGCGCCCAAAGCGGCCTTAGATTTGTATAATGATTCAACCTAAAAACTTCTTCTTCTGTTTTTGCTATTGCTATAGGAATAATATGGTCGATATGCCACAAATGGCGATTTTCCCAACTCATGCCATCTTTGAATTGTGATTCAATATGTTTTATTAGATCAGCCCATGAACATCCAATAATATGATAGGATTGAGACTTTTTTGTATATCCCTTTTGCAAAAATGATCTTGATATTCTATGTCTAACATTTTTTATTAACCTAAAAACCTTATCAGATTTCATTCTATTTCTAAAATACTCACCCTGCTTTTTCCTAATAGAATAATAATTTAGTTTATTCCAATATCTAATATAAGTTTTCCGTTTGGAATGGTTATCAATTTGCCATTTCTTAACCCTTTCCAATTCAACTTTATTCATGGATTCAAATTTATCTTTTGTAATCCAATATTCTCCATTGTTATAACGAGGATTGTATCTCCAAAAAATCATACCATCCTCTCGCCTATCTCCTCTTTTATACTTTTTCATAGTGGTTGCTTGAGCCTCAAATCAATCCGATTTTGGAAAGGATTGCAAGAGGTTTATTGCATTTCTTTCAAAAGATCCAAAGCGGCATTAGCCGTATCCTTTCTCTTGTCTTTAGCCCTGTCATATACATCCCTTTGTTCATCTGTAAGGGAACCCAAAAACTCTTTCAATTGGGCATTACTCT